ACGCAGTGCTGACTCTGGCCGCAACATCAGAAGTTGAAAACGTCTGCCTTGCTCACGGCGATGCCCTCAGCTTCGATATCGACGATCTGCTTTGTGCAGAGTTTCGCGTCAAGGTGACCGGCTGCACTACCGGAACCACAATCAGTTGGGGCATGGCATCGGCTCGAAATGATACCCCTGCTTCAATGACTGCTCTAGCATTGTTCACGATGACCGGTGCCACGTCCACAACAGACGTCACGGTTGAAACTGACGACAACGTGACAGACACAGCCCCAGTCTCGTCTGCGACGGCACTGGCCACCGTGTTCAAGCGGTTCGTGATTGACTTCAGCAACAAGTCTGACATCAAATTCTACATTGATGGCAATCGGGTTGCTCGGTCGACTGCGTTCACGATGGCTGGATACACGAGCGGACTTCAGCCGTTTATCCAGATCCAGAAGGCCGCAAACACAAACGCCGACGCAGTGACTGTCGACTACGTCAAGATTACGGCCAAACGAGCATGAGTCTGGCAGATCGGATCGTAACTGATGCGGCTGGCGTGTTTCTCAACAGCGATCACTTCGCTGAAACAGTCACGTATCATCCGCATCGGTTCGGGGCACCAGCAACGGCCAGAACTATCAAGGCCGTCGTGATACGCAATCAGGTGTCGACATTCGCTCCAGATGAGCAGATCGTGCCAGAGTTCGAAGTCCGAGTTGCCAACAATTCCACAACCGGAATAAGCAGCGAAGAACTCAACACTGGCGGCGATCAAATCAAGCTGGCCGTGAGGATCGGAGAAACACCGACAAAGCGATCAGTTCAGTTATTGTCGGAACATGACTCTGGAATGCTGGTGTTGATATGTCGGTAACATTTCAAACGCCTGTTGTCTCGCGAATCTCGGATGAGATCTTTGCGCGGCTGCAGGCGTTGGTGTCCGGCAGTGCTGGAGCGTATTCGTTCGCGAATGTCGTCAGGCCAACAAAGCTGGCGACATATACACCACAGCATGGGTTGATCGTTTTGACTCGTGGCGAAGTCTCCAGGGTGACGGAACTTGATTGTCCTGGGAATCCTCCGGCAGTTGCGTTTCAGCAGACGTTTTCAATTCGCGTTCACATCGCCCCAAGCGAAAAGGACACGACGCCGGTTGAGGTTTACGAAGACGTCATGGAAGCGGAGATTCATAAAGCAATCGTGAACGACGCAGCAACATGGCACACGTTTGGGGATCTCGCAATCAATGCTGATATTGGAGCACAGCAGACCGTTGTCTCTGATGGGAGTTATGACGGAATTGCAGTTCCGCTGACGGTCACGTTCCGAATCACAGAAGGTGACCCATACACGGTGCGAGCATGATCGGAATTGAAGTCGACGCAAAGCAACTCAAGCGGCTGAGAGAAGCCGTGGGGAAGGCTCGCAAAAGTCTTCCTCGGGAACTGGCGGCGGCGGTTAATTCAGTCTCAAAGAAAACGCGATTGAGCATCGGTCGAGAAATCCGCAAGACTGTCAATCTGAAAAAGGACCAGGCAGAAAAGCCAATCAAGATCACGCAAACGGCAACGGCAGAAACACCAACAGCCAAAGTTTCACTGGCTAAAGAAGTTCGATTGGGATTGCAGCACTTCGGAGCACGTCACGACAACCGAGGCGTCTCCTACAAGATTCAGAAACAGGGTGGGCGGAAACGAGTCAACGGAGCTTTCATGGGTCCAAGGCCGGGAACGCTGGCCCCGAAACTTCATGGCGGCGTGTTTAAGCGAGTCGGGAAGTCTCGCCACCCGATCATAAAACTGCGAGGCGTTTCGCCCTATGGGGCGTATGCCAAAAACGACCTGTCAGAAGCGGAAGTCAAAACGATCAACGCCAATCTGGGCAAGGAAATGGAACGACGAATCAACCTCAATATTCTGCGGGCCAATGGGCTCGTGAAGAAATAGGAACACACAATGCCATTGCTACGCCGTCGAGCCGTTTTCGCTGCCAAGGTCGAAACCACCATCGGAACCGCTGAATCACTTACCGGTGCGGAAGGTGCGTTCAACGCTCGCGACTTTACGATTCAGCCGAACGTTCCAATCACTCGACGCGAGGGTCAAGGCGGATTCAATTACTTGCCGGGCATTGCAGAAGGAATGCAGGGCACTTGCACGGTCACGATGGACATGGCGTATGACGGAACGACCGTGCCGACATGGGCCAGCGTGTTGCTGCCAGCTTGCGGATGGGTGCAGACAACCGGTGTTTTTTCCCCGCTATCTGAAGGCCCAGGCACCAACGTCAAGACGCTCACCATCGGCCACTACAAAGACGGCAAGCGATCCCTGTTATCCGGAGCAATGGGCACGTTCAAGATTATGGCCCCAACTGGCAAAATGGCCTCAATCGAATTTACATTCACTGGCAAGTATTCGACAAACGAAACCGACACAGCATTGATCGCCCCAACGTATCCAACAACTCTACCGCTGCGAGTTGCGGCCGGTGCGTTGACGTGGAATAGCGTGGCGTTGTGTACCTCGAATGTGGAAGTGGACGCCGGCAATTCCGTTATCATGCGAGAGTGCATGAATGCGACTGACCGCAGTGGATTCGTTTCAGCCATCGTCACGAACCGCGCCCCGGTCATCACGGCAGATCCGGAATCTGAATTGGTGGCGACGCAGGACCGAGACGCTCTTTGGCTGACATCGAGCCCACAAGCCTTCTCGATGCAGATCGGCGTAGCTGGAACCTCAATCACTGTCGCAGCCCCAAAAGCCCAACTGGAAAACAAACAGCAGGGCAACCGAAACGACATGATGACCGATGACCTCACATGGCTGGCCACTAAAGGCAGTGCAGCCGATACCGAACTCACCATCACTTTTGACTGATAACACATGCCCCGAAGTCTCGACCCTAACGCACGTTTGACGATGGTCTTGGCGTGCGATGAACACGTGACTCCTCAACCGAAGATCTTCGCAAAAGCTCCTACGCTGAATCAGCAGCGAAAGCTGATTGGGCTCATGGACACTCTGCAAAGCGGAAACCTGCAATCTCAGTTTGATGCCATCATCGACGCGGCTGCGGTTTGCCTGACAGGCTGGGAAAATATCCCAATTCCGTTCTCGCGGGACACGATCGGAGACGTTCTAAGCCTGGAAGAACTTATGGAGGTGTTTGGCTTCCTCGTGACATCCACAGTTCCATCGGCGGACGATAAAAAAAAGTTAGAGTTGCCGCCCTCGTGAGGTGCGGCGAACTCTGCAAATCGTGTGTAGGAAAATGCCGGGAGACTGTCACAGAACAATTTCCAGCAGAGATTGAATGTCCGATCTGCGGTGGCGATGGGAAGTGCGAGCACTGCCAAGATGGTTGGTACACGGTCAAGCAATGCCCGTCGAAGTACATCGGAACGGAACTTATACAGGACATTTCAGTGGTATCAGCCTGCGAGCATCATCTGCCAGTGGCTGGCGGATTGCTTGATCAGTCGGCGTGGTGGTTTGAGCTTCGAGGATTGCTGAAGTCTGAAGAAAACCGAGTCCAGGAAGAACAAGCGAAACGGCGGAACTGATGGCAACGAACGGCATCGACTTTGTAATCGGCGGAAAGAACCAGGCAGCCCCTGCGCTTGCCTCTACCGAAAAAGGTCTATCACGACTTGAGGCCGGAACGAAGTCGTTGAAGACTGCGACAACATCCCTGATGTCGTCGATGGCACCACTGCTGGCCGTTCTGGCCGCTGTCAAGACCGTGATGGCTGCGGTTGGTGGCGTGAAGGCAGCGAATGAAGCCTACGACGCGCAGGCCGAATCGGTCAAGAGGTTGAATTCTACGCTCGCAATTCGAGGTGCTCAGGGCGCATCGGCAGGAATGCAACAGGTCGCCAAGGATCTGGAGAAGCTGACGGGCGTTAGTGATCAGACGACCCTGGCTCTGATGCAACAGGCCCAGTCGATGGGATTTGCAACCGGAGCGATGGACGACGCAGCCAAAGCCGCTCTGGGACTGGCAGCAGCCACAGGCAAGACCGCAGAGCAATCACTCGGCGACATGAAAGCAGCACTCGAAGGAAACTTTGAATCGTTTCATGGACTGAATCCGCAGATCATGTACATGCGGA